CTTTGCGCTTAGTAATTGGGTTTTCTAATGGCGAACTATTATTGACAAACCCTTTGCACCTAAGTATATCACAAACCCCACCGCCGACTCCGTCCTCGTCAACAACTATATTAGAAGTTGCCACCTGGTAATCTTGTTGAAACTTCTTTATAAGTTCAGCCACTTCAACAACCGACTTACCGTTGTACTGATAAAGTTTAACACGCATTCCACTCCAAACCCCAATAACAGTACTATCGTTACCAAAACGTGCAACGTCGCAAGAAATATAAGATGTACCGGAAGGTAAATAAGTGCTACTAAAAGCGTCAAGTATTTTATCATAGTTTATAAGTTGAGCGGGGTCGTTTAAGTATTCCCAATTACCAAACAATAATCTTTCTTTACTTACTTTATCCAGGCTTAACAAATTCTCTTTATAGTGCTTAGATATGAAAGGGTTGTCGTCTATTAACGAACTAATAAACTTTTTATTGTTTGATATTGAGTTATCTTGTTGCGGTTTATAGAACTCCGAGTAAGTCCAATTCTTTGCAGGGTTACAGGTATAAAGTATCTTAGGAACTAAATCGTTTTGGTCTAACTGAAATCTTATCCTCGATTTGATAATGTTTCTTGCTTTGTCGTCAACCTGATTGGCCTCGTCAATAAATGCGTCGGTTATTTCCAATGATCCTAATTCGTCAAAGTTTGGGTCGCTTGGGTAACTGTATAAATCCTTTAGTAATATAGTTGAGCCATTAAAGAATTCTATTTGACTTGATTGTGCGTTGAACTTATAGTGTTTACCGGCTTCCAAGCCTTGCATTTTTGCAACCTGAAAGAATGATACTAAGGTTGTTTCCTTTAATGTCTTTAGGACTGCTCTACCAATTAAGCCTCTTGTATTAGGATATTTTAAGCGTTGTTTAAGTTGCCAATAACAACCCAATAAAGTTTTGCCACCACCGGCTCCACCACCGAATAAAATCTCCGTTGTTGTTTTATCCTCAAGTAAATCAAGCGCAATAGTTTGTTTTATGGATAGTTCCATTATAGGCTTCCCGTATTGTTAACGTATGTTTTTTTCTCTTCCCAATTAATTGTCATTCCGCCACTTACTTCTATTTCAGCCGATTGTTTTGATCTTCCTTCCAATCTATCCATTAATTCTTGATATGCCCTTAAATCGCCTTTAAATGCCTTTTGTAATACAACTAAGTCTAATTGTTCAGCCACCGTAAACTCTTCTTTATCGCCTGTAATTGGATTTGTCTTTACTTGAACTAATTCTAATAATCTAAGTAAACGAGTCTTGCTATTGGGTACACCTTTAGGGCGACCTGGTCCACCTGGCTTTCCTTTCTCGAATGGTACTAAATTTTGTTCGTTTGCCATAATATTCTCTTTTTTCTCACTTTTTACAAAGGTACTCCGTTCTTCTTGATTACCAATGTAGGGTCAAGTTTTTTCATTCGGTCAACTATTACCTGGCAATACTTAGGGTCTAATTCCAAGCCATAGCATTTGCGCTTAAGTTGGTGTGCAGCAACCATTGTTGTTCCTGTACCACAAAATAAATCTAATACTGAATTTGCAAAATCCATTTTTTCAAGTATCCAAGATGGGAAAGCAATAGGGAATGTAGCTTTATGTATTTGTGCAAAATCATTACCACTTGCATTTTCAGTTTCTATCACATTTGGGAATTTCCCTTGCCAACTTGCAGGGAATGAACGACTTTTAGATTCATAACAAAAAGCAAAAACATATTCCCATTTGCAGCCAAAAGTTCCTTTATTAATATGTGGTGGATATTGTTTTTTATTCCAAATCAATATATCTTTTAATTGGTCTTTTAATTGGTATTGATAATCTATTAATGCGTGTTTGTTACTTTCTAATATTTGCAAATTAACAAATGAATATGTTGAATTATTTAATGTATTTATTGTAAAATCATATAAAAATTTCACATAATCATCATTTGTTTTGTCATCAGTATCATTTTCATAAAATTTACCCCTTACATTAGTTCCTGCATTATATGGTGGACTTGTAAATGATATATTAGCCTTTTGTCCATTCATTAACTTAGCCACTTGGTCGCTATCGGTACTATCCCCACAAAGCAATCTATGTTCGCCAATTTCAAATAAATCGCCTAATACAATATCAGTTTCGCTTCCACCGTCAGGCACCGAAAAGTTGTCCTCTTCGGCTTCTAATACTTCCGTATCAAAGTTTGGTATGTCCAATCCCCATTCGGTTAATTGTTCAACTTCCCAATTATTCGCCAGGTCGTCCCAATCCCACTCGCCAAATCCTACATTGTCTTTTACAATAAATTCTTTCTTTTGTTGCTCACTTAAAGTAGCTACATTAACAGGCACATCGGTAAGTCCGGCTTCAATACAAGCCTTTAGCCTCATATTACCGCCTAATACAATATTATTTTCGTCTATAACTATCGGTCTAAGTTCTAACATTTCAGGAAACTCCTGTATTGACTTAACTAAAAGTTTAAACTTATTATCCTTTATGATCCTTGGATTGTTCGGGTTGGGTTTGATTTGTGTTATTAACATCTGCCTTGTTTATTATATTGTTTTACTGCTTTATCCTTTGGTCCGTTTGTCTTTTTGTACTTACCACATTTCCTTTTACCGAAACTTACTTTGTTTCCGTTAATTACTTTCGCCATATTGTTTGATTATTTCGTTTAACTCAGTCCTGGACCATTTCTTAATTAACCTATGTTGATGTTCTAACTCCATTACTTTACGTTCGCCAACCTTATCAATTAAGTTTCTGCGATAACCTATTAAGTGAAATTGGTCAAAGCCATTACAGGCCTTACACTCTCCGTTTACGTTATATTCATCAAAGCGTAAAGCTGAACTTCCCTTAACAGGAACGTAATGCCCTGCGTCCATTTGGCTAACTTCTTTTATTTGTCCGCAACTAATACAGGTAAAATAACCATTCTCGCTATCTCTTTGCCTTATATAAGCATTAAATATCTTTTGCGCCTTTGCGGTTAATTTAGGAATTGTTGTTAGCATATTACAAAATTAGGTTATTTTATAACTCTAAAACAAACATTTCTTCCGTTTACTTTAAATCGCTTCTTATTTATTGGGTTTAACCCTTGTCTTAAACTATAATCGTTGATCCCTGTTGTTCTTACTGCGTAAGCTATTGACCTAAATTCCGTTACTGCTTTTGTTTCAATATCAATCATCTTTACTTTTATACTGTTTTCCAATCCCTTTATTTCTCCGCTCATAAATGTTTTTCTATTATTGTTTTAATTAATTCTTTTACTAATTCCCAAACTATTATAATTATTATAATCTTCATATTTTTTTATTTATATACTTTTAATTGATTAATTTCAAAATATACTCTTGATATATTTCTCCATTCTTTTATAAATATTGGATTTAATTCCTTTTTATTCTTTTTTCCTATTTTTATTACTTCTTTGATTAAATTTTCTATTTTAAAATCATCTAAATTATTTATATCATAATACCTGCTTACAAAATCAATTCTTTTAAATCTTTTATGTCCTATTTCTCCAAATGTTATTATCAAACCTTTGTTAGCCATTTTTATTGATAAATCAAAACAATCATAAGCACTACCAAATGGATCAAGGTCAATTAAATCGTATTTATTGCCTTCTGCATATTGCAAACAACATAAAGTTAAAGACTCATAATTATAATCAGTATTAAATAACTTGTTTTTATCATTTGTTACAACTTTATTAATTTTCCCAATATAAAAACTATTTTCTCCTGAAAATACATCCAAAACACTATTAAATTTATATTTATCAATAAATATTTGATTTGTTTTATATTTATTAATTATATGTTTATTATTATAAGATTTATCAGTTTTTTTAAGTCTTTTTATTCTTATTGAAACTTGAGTTATATCTCTATAAATATATTCAGCTATTTGTTTATTACTTAAGCCTTTATTTTTTAACATTAATACCCAATCAATTTCATCTTTAGTCCATTTCCTTTTCATATTTTTCATTACTTCCCCAATATATTTTTTGGGCATATATAAAGGCTCTAATTCAAATAAATTATAATTCATATCTTTTTAATTAATTGAATTAATAATAATAATGAATAAATTGTACACGCTAACGGTACGCTGATAAAAAAGAATTTAATAAATTGTATTGTTTTCATGTTATTTGTTTTCGTTATAAGTATTATTGTAATATATATCTCCGCTAAACATAGTTTTATTTATTTCTAATGTTTCATCTAAATCACAGGCTTTGTAACCGCTATCATAAGCATTTACTATTTGCTTTTTTTCTTTTTCAAGATATTTATTAAATCCTTTATCAAATATTTCATTAGCCATATAAGGATAATTAGCTTTTAATTCATCAAACCATTCTTGCATTGCTGTTTTCATAGTGTTTAAAAATGCCCCCACCGTATAACGAACACCCCTGTTTGTTATTAATGTTTTAGTAAGGGCAATATTTTTATTGTTTTTTAAATTTATCTAATAAATCAATTAATACAAGTTTTTCAAACATTTGTATCATACCCAATAATTCAGTTGCCGACATATCTTTTGGTTTGTCTATTATAGGCAATCCTTCTTCGTTTATTGTTATTGTTATTGATTTTGATTTTTGCATTATTTTGTTTTTAAATAGTTAATCATAGCGTTACGATTATTTTCTTTGTCAATGTCCTGACTTGTTCGGTTACTATCGCCCATCGCCTTAAATTGTGCGTGTGCTTCCTCTTTACCGTTCATATATGCTAAATGCCTTTCCTCTCTATATTTTTCTAACATTTCAAAGAATGTAGGCATATCCATACGGTCATAAACTTTACCATATTTATATTTTACCATTCCGTCTAAGAATAACAAAATATCCTGGATAGCAAGTTGATCCTGTTCGGCTTCGTCAATTAAGGAATAAGCTAATTGCATTATTTGTTCTGCGTTCATACCAACTCTAAGATTAAAGTTATTCAAAGCCTTAGTAATAGCTATTGATAAAATGCCTGATATTTTTTCCGCTCCGTATGCTTTAGTTAATGCAGGTAATCTTTCGCTTACAGGAACTAATTCAATAACTTTTAATGGCAACGCTTCTCCTTTCTCTTTATACCGGCACATTTCGTTATATAGTCCACCGCTATCGCCTTTCGCCAAAGAATTTAGTATGTGCTTCGTGTAACTGTTGAGCGGTAACTTTTGGAGCGACTTTTGTTGTGATATTGTTATTTCGTTTGATGATTTCATCGTTAAA